CTTAAATATTTGTTGATTCTGATTTTTTCGTTCATGCGGTTATTATACTGAATTTATAAGGTTTTTGCAAGTTTGTAATATTATATATTGTGACTAATATGTGACTAATCAAATTAATCTAAAATGGTATAAAATAAAAGATAATACAATATTTCTTCATGTAAAAAGATCTCCCGGGTACACCCCGGGAGGTTTATTTTTACATTTTCTGGATGTATTCTGCGTACACAAATCCGTAATATTTTCCAGCAATGCGGATATAATACCACTTATCACCGTCTTTATCTTTCTTTGTAAAATTCATTACTTCCACTTCATTTCCCTGGTTGAGTTTCGGATATTTTTTGATGTTCGGGTACTCAGTTCCAGCCCAGGTACGCACATTAAGCACAGTGGCGGTTACATTGCCTTTAAAAAGCACCTGTGTCTTATCCTGCTTTCCTGTAATGGTAGCAGATGTGGAGCCGACCTCCTTTGCCAGGTATCCAGTCCAGATCCAGCCAATGCCGATACCATCAGCCTTGACGTGTGTCCATTTGCCGTTCGTCTTTCCGTCAGTTTCAACAACGGTTCCTTTATTGATTGAACCCATAACGTAACCATTCGGTGTTTCACGGACGTACAAATCATTTACTGTTGCTACTCTGGTTCCTTTCTTTTTCCAAGTCTCCTGTACTGTTTCGTCCCAGTCAATCCAAACATATCCATCAATGGAAGAATCGCTGATTAAATAGGACTTATTTCGGACTGCCCCACCATTCGCCACCACGCCAGCTGCACTAGAAGTATTTCCTTCGTTTGTATAGATTTTTGAGCTGTCAAAACTCTGCACACTTCCAACATGAGAGCCATTGCGAAAGATTACAAGTGCGCCGACTTTTGGCTTGCTGTGCCAAGTTCCGTTTGTTTTAGCATGATTAGTGATTGATACGCAGTTGTAAAAACCTCCGCCCATAATCTGTAAGGCTTTTGTAATTCCTAGGGATTTCACCAATTTCCAGAACTGGTACTCTGCACACCATGGCTGCCCCTGGCATCCTGGCTGCCCCAATGAGTTTACATCACGGGCAAATCTAGTGTAATTATTATATCCGGCATTCTTTTTAAAATCATCCAGATATGCGTTACTCTTCTTTTCAAGGTACCCGCCGTTTGATGCGTAATAATCACCAAGGTTTAAAAATTCCTGTAATTTGCTCATTATATCATTCCTTTCATGTTTTGATGCGCCCCTCAAAATTAAGGAGCGTAATTCTTCGTTAAAGTCGTGGTACATGTTTTAAAAATATGCTATAATCAACCTATTAAGGAGGTGTTGTAAAATGTTTTTAAAATTAAAAGTCCATTGCACTTGCGGATGCTGCTATTACATCAGCGAAAAAATTGCTGTAGACAGAATTATCTGCCCGAACTGCGGTGTTGAATATCCGTACTCCGAAAAAGCTATTAAAATGCTTAAAATAGCAGATGAGATTAGTGACGGTGGTGACCCTGTTTTGCCCCATAATTCAAAAATTCGGACGGAAGTTGTAATATCTGAGAATGATACTTATGTACCTCCGTCTGTAGCTGATTTTTGGGCGAAGAATCACAAATAACTTAATTCTGTTATAGGGAGCACAGCAGAAAATGATGTGCTCCACTTTTTTTACTTAATTCACTAAAGCCCTCTTTAGTTAATTAGTTGTGCTGAAAGTTTAATAGCACCATCTTTTACAATAACTTGTTGAGAAATATATATCGAAATAGCATTGATTTCGGAATCAGCATGTACTTCTTTTGGTCTGTTGAACGTTATTCCTTCGGATTTTACGCTTCCGTCAGAATAATATATATACACCATTCCAGAGCTGGTAACCGTTCCAGTTACATTTTCAACCAGAATTTGAATATTGTTATTTGCAGCTACGAAAAAGTCAAGAATACTATCGGAATTCAAAACGTCTTTTTTGGTGCTTACTTCGATATATCTTTCATGATTAGATTCGTTATCGGCACTACATAATATAGCCATATTTCCATATTTATCCAAATATGATAGTCTAACGTATCCTTTTTTAGTCACAAACAGATATCTTTCTTGAAGAACTCCATATTCTCCCGAATAAACTCCACTTACAAATGTATGGTTTTCATTATACAATGCTATAACGAGCATTTTGCCGCCAGAATTAGTCGATACAATAATATCACCGACATCAACAGGGATTTCATCCGTATACGAATATCCCGAATAATTTTGTACGATAGTACCATCTTGGTTAATATAACCAGTATTTGATGCGACATTTTCAAAGGTGTGCTTTCTAGGGAAATTCATCTTTTTTTGGCACGAACTATTTCTGCCGATAATAAAGCCAACTTCATTCAAAAATTTTATGTTATTATCTTGACAAATGTTTCCGATACTATTGTTGCCGCTAATTAAAATTGCATTCCCCGCTAAATCTCGAAGAGATGATATTGTATTATTTCTGATTGTGCATTTTATAGCATCTTCAAAACAAATTCCATCTACCGAGCTTTCACCATTTGGGTCATTTGCAAAATTTAAAATTTCGTTGTCAAAAATTGTAATGTTTGTAACGTGGATACCTTTAATACCTTGCTTTTTGCTATTAGAAATGAAATTTCCTGAAATTTTAACATGAACACATCTTTCATCTGTCCATCCATTGAGTAGTAATCCATAATTCCCACCAAAAATAGTGTTACCTTGGATTATAATGTCATGGGATGCTCGTTGAATCATAATACCTCCATATTCATTATTTCGGATTTCATTCCCTAAAATGATATTGTCGTTGCATCCGCCAAAAATACCAATCCCATATTGCCCGTTATCGAAGAAAAAATTGTTTGAAACTATTAGTCCAGACCCACCATGACATTGTATTCCATTCATGCCATTTTGCGACGCGAAGCAACCAGATATAATGTTTTTGTTTCTCTCGATTTGAATATCAAGTGGCATAAAAATATCAATTCCATGCTCTCCCCACTTATCAAAAGTGGAGTTTAAAATTCTTGAATGTGGACAATCAAAATACATTATTCCATGTCGTCCACCGTTTTTGGCAATTACATTTTCAACATTTATGTTTTTACACCATGCGAAATGAAAACCGTTTTGTGCATAATAAGTATCTGGGCTTTGATCGTTTACATCTGCTCCCCAATCAATTTTAATTCCTCGAATTATTACGTCACTGATATCGAAACCAGAAAAGCAAGAAGATACATTTCTTAAATAAGCACCTTTTAAGTAATCATTTTGAAGACTTGTTTTGGCAGTACCTTTTATTTTATATGTTGGTCGTATTTTTATTGTTTTTCTTTGATAGGACGGTTTTTCAATATAAAATGTTTCCCAAATAGAAGAGTCTTCCTTTGAGGTCAGTTCCACATACATTCCCTCAAAAAAATCATAAACTTCTTCTGTAGACGTAACAGTTAAAGAACCTTTTGAAATCGAAGCAATATTTATAGTTTTTGATTTTGATGTCTTAAATACTGCTCCATCTGAAATAAGAGATAAACCTGTTTTGCATTTTATTTCAGCCTGTATATCAAACACCGAATCTGGCGTGAAATATATTGTATTAACTTGTGGCTTCGAAATAACATTGTTTATAAGTAACTGGTCGTTGTTGCCTGAGCAGATGTAATCTGCTGTGTTTTTATAAGCACTATTTGCACCAGCAATTATTGTGACCCCATTATTTCTTTTTGCTAAAGTATTTTTCTTTACTAAAAAAGGAAGATATTGCTCATTTTTTATTAGATTTATTCCGTTGAAGTAATTATCAAAATACTTTAGGTCTGTGCTTTCTTCAATCAAAAAAGTCACATCAACAAGAAACAAATTCTTAAACTTGAAAACCATCCCTTGCTCATTTCCAGCAATTCCTTCGCTATAAAATCCAAGTTCAGCATTTTTTTGAGGTTCAACAAGTCCTGATACCGTATACCATGTTGACGGAGTAATCGTTGTTACTGGAGAATAGCTATCTCCTATATAAATTTTGCCGAGAGCAGTAAAATTTTCCGTATACATTTCGCATTTTGCGTAGTATGTATGACCTGTTTGAAAGTTTGGTATAGCCCCAATTCGTTGGATTCTAAAATCTTCCGCGTAGGTGTTCATAATAACAGATAGAACACCATTATCTTCCGAAATTGTATTGTTTGGATTATTTGTTTTCCATTCATCGAGATTTATATTATTTAACTGATTATAAATATCGTATTCAAGTGGAACTATATCTTCCTTTAGCGAAGCAATTGCTTCATCCGTTTTTTTGTTTTTTTTGCCAACTACGGCGGCATCAGCGAAGCCACCTTCAACGGTTAAACTTGGATCTGAGCTTGGTAAATCTAAGATACTTCCATATGGCAGCTGTCTTTTTTTTCCGTCTGCGGTTACAATTCCTTTAAATGTATCAGCCATTTTTTATTCTCCTTTCAATATTAGCTTCTTCAGATCTTGCAGTTCAGATTTCATTTTTTCCAGTTCCGACTGAAGGGATGTTATTTTTTCGTGATCATTTTTCAACATAGCGAACATGCATGGAATCATGATTCGGTAGTTCCAGTTTTCGGCGCGGCCTTGATCGTCATGGTCCGCTGCGATTGAAAACTTGTTATCGATATCTTCGGCCAAGAACATTGGCATTTCTTTTCCGTAACGCTCATCTTTTTCTGATAGATATTCGTCTTTATATTTTGCCCAGACTACCTTAATATCATATAGATCTTCTATATCCTTTTCTTCAACTGGATTTCCAACAACCTTATATCGGCTTGATGAAGATGAAGCATATCCCGTAAATGTACTATACGGGTTGAACATCACCGTGTTTCCACCCGTAAGTGCCTTCATTCCAACAAGTCGAAAAGAATTTTTCATTTTCAGCACCAAGTCCCCTGTTATGGCTTCCAAAACCACATTTCTTCCATCTTCATACTGTGCCGATAGATCAAGCAATCCATCTGTTTCTTCTCCATATCCTGCAGTTGCTACAGACTCCTTTATTTCAAACCATTCTTCTCCTTTTATATTTTTGAATCCAACAGAGTTATTAATTTGTGTAATAAGATTTCCGCTGGCATCGTACACTTCAAAGATTCCATATCCATTATTCGGGCCTCCAAGCTTCAGTATGCCACCTTTTGCGTATGTGAATGATATATATAACTGATTTCCTTCTTTGTAGATTCCTTTAATTGCTCCATCATCTGTGAGAAGATTGAAGATCTGCTCATGTGTGAGGGCGGCTACATCAATCAGGATCGGGATGGTTTGGCTATCTAATGTGGTAGTGGTGCCGCCGGCTGCATATAAGGTGAAGCGTACCGAAATGATGCTTTCTCCCAGGAGGCTTACCAGGCAACTCCTTTTTGTTTCATCTTCAGTAGAGTAACTGAGGGATTTGAAATCAGTTCCGTTAGTTGATGTTTCAATCTTCCATCGTCCGGCATATGCAGTTCTCTCTGCGCTGGATCCGTCTCTGTAATATGCACGGCCCTCTACTGTTGTAGGGGATACAATCTTATTTTGCCCACGTTTCAATATGTTGGCAGAAAGCTCTATGAAGTACGTCCGTCCAGCTTCTCCCTGCTCTCCTTTTTTTCCTGCATAAATCTTAGACACCGAAAATCTTTTGGTAACAGATAATGTGCTTATGTATGTGGCTTTTACATCCACCCATCCGGAGTCGGCTGTTAAACCTGTTACGGTGTAGGTTTTGGTTGATGAGTTCCAGGATCCGGTTATACTGTCTGATGTAGATATTGTATAAGTACATTCTGCAGTTATATCCTTGGTCCCGTACATTACTGCTGCCTTTGTTGTAACACCGGTTGGAAAGGTTCCGTAATTTCCATTGGAATCCACGGAGATTCCCTGGTATTCATTGCTTAACTGCAGAGTCATGTTTTTAGCCAAAGCCGCTGCTTTCATGGCATTTTCTGCGGAATCTTTAATATCTTTAATTGTTTTGCCGCCACCAATCTGAACAGAACCGTCCATATATACTTTTTTTGTATCCATGTCTGCCTGGAAGATTATTTTCCCATCGGCATCAATTACCGTGAAGGCTCCAGAGTTTACGTAATCTGCGTTGATTCCTTCTGCATATAAAAGCCTGGTTATCGTGGTCCCATCAAAAATAAATCCATATGGATAAGTTTCTCCCCCATCATTGGATACTCCTATTCCACTTGCTGTGATCTTTATTACCGTTCTTGATTCTTTCAAAGTCGGCTTATCGTGCAGATATGTGATGATGCTTCCATCTTCAAGCTCTACATTTGATTCGTACAGGCCTGATGAGTTCTGCAATGCTGTCTCCAGCTTTTTTACCGCCTGCTGCCGTTCATTTTTTTCTATATTAACAAGATTCTTCGCAATTTGAATCGTTTTTTCTGTGTTGGAAAGGAACTTACTTTCTCCCCGGATGGGATCCTCTGCCTGGGTTTTTACAGTTGTAGTGGAATTAAGGCTGCTTGTTATGTCTGTGATCGGAGTAATATATTTATTTTCCCTTCGATCGTAGGTGAAAGCCATATCCCCAAATTCCGATATCGGATTATATGCAAGATCTCCTTCCAGGCTCCTGAATGCCTTTCCAATCAGGTTGTCCCCAATCCAGCCGGCTACAGTTCCAAGATCGGCATCACTTAACAAATCATTCTCCAATTCCAGGACGTACCCATCTTTTCCGTACATGGCATCTGATTCCGTATTTTTCACCTTGATTCCGGTGATTACGATATCATCACTGGAAAGTGTAGGGAATGATACATAATCCCTTAATCTTGGAGGGTTTCCAAAACCTTCTCGGAGTGTCAGGAAGCCCTCGCTATCTAAGTACCAATTTCCGGCGTTTGGAGAGATGAATCCGTTGGAATCTGCGCTTGATCCGCCTCCAAATACAAGATATCCATCAGCCCCGACTGTGGCTCCGTAATCTACTGATACTGAATCGAAATCCCATTTTATCAACTGTAAATTACCATTTACATCCACCCTTGCATTAGCCGAATCCAACATAGCTATCCAGCCGATCAGCTGCCGGAAAGTAATTCCATCCGGAATGCTGTTGATCACCACGTTCCCATGTTCCATAGATGAAAATCCCATAGAGATTCCAATAGTTGCGCAGGCATCCCTAAGCAATGTAAAAGCCGGCTGTGGAAGCACCAGGTTGCTTGTATAAGATGCATTGGCTTTGTACATATCATCCAGGGCGGTGAATTCAAGGACTTCACCGTACTGTTCCGGAGTTGTAATGGTGTATGTTCCTTTTTTTATGGTTTCCACAACACTATCAGTTACTTGCATTTTGAGGTAGGCGGTTAATTTTGCTTTGTAAAAGTAGTAATCCTTCCACTGGTCCTCTGTGTTATCCAGGCTCAGTGTCATTGACTTACATATTGTGGTTCCAATCGGAAAGCTGCTGCTTTCTGCGCAGTCCGTGAAGGTTCCTCCACCTACCAGGATTTCACTGTCCAAGGTCTTTTTTCTTCCATCCGCAAAGGTGATATCCACTACTTCATATAGTTTTTCGCCCTCTGCAAGCGCATCTTTGAATGCTTTTGAAACATTAATCAAGTGGATTCACCCCCGTCATGTTAAATGATAATTCTGATGCATACCCATCATCAGAAATGTTTCCAATAGTTAGATTTCCGGATTTTCCGACGTAAAATAAATCATCTCTCCATGCACCGTAATATAAGGAATAGTGATGCAATGTGAAATTTTTCCCCTTTGCAATAATCTGTAAAATCTTAGTGACTTCTACTAAAGGAACGTGAGTCGCTTTGTATGAATATTGCTCTACCGTAAACAACGGAACTAGTATTGCTTTTCCATATTGGGTACGATTGCTTCCTTCTGAATAGGTTGTTTCAAAGTTATATCCCATGTCCTTGTCTGGCTGATAAATGGAAACGTTGTTCATCTTGTATCGTTCTGTAATGCTTTTACTGATGGTTGCCACGTTTCCACCTCCTATGCCAAATCAAATGGGTTTTTGCCGCTTGTATCTCGTCTTAATTTTGCTTCTTCAATAACCTTGTCAAACAATGTTCTGCGATCAACTTGTGCAATAAATTGAAATGTTCCGCCACCGATTTGATTTCCTCCAGCTTCCTCTCTCACGATCTGTCTTAACAGGTCTTCCGGAGCTTCCAGGTTCTTTCCATTTTTCTGATCTCCAAGCACGGCCAGAAATTCGGATCTAGGCGGAATAACGGCTCCTTTTGCAAGATATGGAATGGTGGATACACGAGGAAAGGTTGCCTTAAATCCAATTCGCTTTTTTCCAAAAGGAGTAGGCACTTCCCACGGGCCAAAAGTAAATGCTGATTCAATTCCACCTATTGCACCATTTACGGTTCCTATGGCACGGTTCGCAATTCCAATTACTTTGTTTAAAATTTCACGAATTGTATCTCTGATTCCATAAAATGCATCTACAACCGTATTTTTCGCATTCACGAATTTATCTACAATAGCTGCCCTGATTTCTTCAACTTTATTCGGAACAAAAGAATACAAATTTTCCCACACATCCTGCGCAGTAGATTTAATACTCTCCCATACTCCGTACATTTTATCTCTAGCGTTTTCAAGAACAGAAAGAGCTTTTTCCTTCAATCCTTTATATGCTAGTACAGCACCATCTCTTATTTTTCCAGTAAATTCTCCTGTCGTAGTTAACATTTTTTCCCATATTTTTTTTACTTCATCTCTAAGAATTCCGAGGAATCTAATTCCTTTTTCCTTTAAATCCTTGATTTTTTCAACGGCACCTTCTGCCATAGCTTTTGTTCTATCAACAACATAATCAGCTAATTTTTTAGCAGCTTTTTTTACGGTGTCCCAGTTTTTCCATAATAATATTCCTGCAGCTATAACAGCAGCAATAGCAATTGTTACTGGTCCCCCCAGCATAAGAACAATGGATTTTAATGCCGGAATTAATCCACCTGCTCCTGTTATGAATCCTATAAGTCCTGATATGCTTGTAGTTATAACGCTTATCAATGATGATATTTTTGTTGCCGCAAAAGCTCCGACAAGAATTGCACCAAAAGCTTCTATTATAGGCTGATTTTCCGCAAAGAAATTGACCATAGTAGAAACCAGGTTAATTATTGTGGGAATACCTGTTTCGATTACCCATTTAAGCATTGGAAGAACAATGTTCCTGTAAATCCATTCCAGTACATTTCCAATGGATTCTATAATTGGTGCAAATGCAGTTGTAAGATTGCTGATAGATTCCAACAACGGATAAAAGTCAAGGTCCGCCGCCCATGTTGCTGTATCCGCTGCAATCTTTTCAACGAACTGCATCACTGTCAGAAGTGCGTTTGCAATGTTTTGAATAATTTGTGTTCCGACATTATTCTTGTTCCAGGCATCTGCGAATCCTGATGCAATATTCCCGATTTTTTTAAGCACATTCTGGGCAATCCGCAGCATAGTCTCAAGCATCTTTGTGCCTGTTCCATTCGTCCAAACCTCAACGATGCTTTTGCTTACACTCTTGGCAAGTGTTCCAAGGCTGGAAAAAGCAAACTTTGCGGCATCAATGGTTTTCTTGCCCTCTTTCTTCCAAGCTTCCTGAAAAGGTTTCCAGAGCTTTTTGAGAAGATCTGCAAGTTTTTTAGCTGATTCACTGATTTTATCCAGTGCATTTTCTCCATCTGCTAAATTTCCATAATCCACACTTCCGACATTTGGAATGCCAGCTCCTGATGAGGTACCACCAGAAGGAGAAGAGGAAGTACTTTCATCATCTGCAGAAACTTTATGAATTTCATCAAGAGTAGAAAGATAATCTTTTGATTCCTTCTTTGCTTTTTTTGTTTCTTTCGCAGTATCTTTGGTAGCATCAGCAAGTTTTTCAGCATTATTCGCTGCGTCTTCGTATCCATCGGCGGTTTCCGCAATGTTAGCTCCAGCAATTCCGGCACTAGTTGCTCCAGATGATTTTTTTCCAGTAATCAGCTCTGTAAAAGATTTAAAAGCATTTGCCAATGTTGCCAGTTTTCCAAGCAAGATGTTAATAGCTTTAATAACCGGAGTGAATATATTAATTAATCCCTGCCCGATTGTTGCTTTTAGAGATTGCATCTGTAACTGCATTACTCGCACTTGGTTTGCCCAGCTGTCTGAAGTACGAATGAAGTCGCCAGATGCAGCTGATAACTTTTTCTGCACAAAAGCCAGACGGAGGGCAACTTTCTCCTGTTCGGTCATTGCAGATGTGGTCTTGCCGTATCCATTTGCAAGTGCATACTGATCAAGTGCTGACTGGGTCATTACTACACCGAGGTCCTTGAGTGTTTCCGTTTCACCCGTAAACACGGATTTCAGCTTGATGTAAGCCAAGTCCTGACTAATGTTATAGAATGATGCGACATCACCGGTCAGCTGTGTCAGAGCTGTTGACATATCGTAAGCCTGTGCTTCTGAGAATCCGAACGACTTGGACATTGCTCCAAACGTACCAACATACTGTTTTGCCATAGTTTCAGACAGCCCGGCTGAGGCCATTGCATTCTTTGCAAATTCATTGACCTTATCCGACATGGTGGTAAATGTAACATCGACCACATTCTGAACTTCTGCGAGGTCGGAACCAAGGGCAACGCACTCTTTGCCGAACTGTACCAATTTACCAACAGCAAAAGCCCCACCAATTAACAGACCGATTTTCTTTACAGCACTACCAAGGCTGTTAAATGACTGCTTAATTCTCGATACTCCATTATCAATTCCAGATGTATCAAGCTTGGTATCAATAATAATTGAGCCATCGGCAGCCATGTGTCCACCTCCTAACTATTTGAGGTTCAACATCTCATTCAGCTTATCTTTATAAGCTTGCTCTTCATCGCTGAGACGTGTTTTTATATCAATAATGTTCTTGTTTTCTTGATAGAATTTTTTTTCCCATTTATCCAGACGTTCTCCTTTTGCCTTTTTTGACCTGATTCCAACCACTGTATTAAAAAGGCATTCACCAGATTCCATAAAGTATCCGAAAAACGTCCACCAGTGCATATATTCCACTGCCCGGACCTCTTTATGAGCTACCTTATTGACAGCAGGGATCACCATATCGCCATCCTGCTCCCAGTCCATTAATCGTGGTTTTGGGCGATTCGGATCACTGTCAGCTTGTCCACAGTCGATAAACTCACAAGCTTTTTGACACGCTTCTGCAAGATTTTTCTCTGGTAAATCTTGCCAGTCTGTATACAGAATTTTCAGCATAACAATAGCTTTTGCCTGTTCATCCAGCTCTGGATCGTTCTGAGCAATAAGTATATCGATAATCGCACGAAAATCTGTTCTAATAGAAAAATCCACCCCACTTATTTTCAGTGAGGTGGGAAGCTCATAGGCGGTCATTTTTCATATTTCTCCGTATACTTGTTAACTGCTGCCTGCATTTTCTTTTTTCTCTTTTCAATTTCCGGTGCGATTGCTTCTGCGATCTTGTCCAGAACGATATAAGCAAATACCTGACCATTACCGAATACAGTTGTTGCGGTAATTGGTTCTTTGAACAGATCCTTGGATGCTTCATATCCAAGTAGATAATTGATTTTATCCTCAATCTGTTTATTCAGTTCCGCCATTTCTTTACCAGATGTGACTTTCTGAACAGAATCCTTGAACTGTTCAAAGCATTCCTCCAATTCTTCCGCGCGTGCTGCCACATTGATATCTGTCGGGTTCAGTTTGAAAGAAGAAAAAACTTCGTCTTCGTTGTTGGTAAATGTAAAAATGAGAACTCCATCATCAATTTTGGTATTAATTACTTTTGCCATTTAGCATGTCCTCCTTGTATATGTGCTTATTCGCTGTCAGCTGTGAATGTACCGGAACTGATATCAAATTTTCCTTTTACACGCTCACCAACGTAGTTCACAGTAAACGGAATCTGATAGCCGGATGTATCACCGCCGTAGGAGGTCGGCACAACGTAGCACTCCTGCTGATATGCTTCGTACTTGCCTGCTGTGGCTTCTGTCCAGAGATGAACTTCAACTGCTTTTGTCTTGAGGTTATCGTCTTTGAGACGTCCATCAACGATTTTCTGTAACGCCGTGAACAGATCAGAAGTGGTATCTGCGTAGAACGGATCAGCGTCAGAAGAAACTTCGTAGCCGTTGTGTTTAAATGTGGATTCTCCAAGAATGTTTTTAGATGTTTCAGTATCTGGATTGAGTTCTACGTTATACTCTTCCAGATCTTTTCCAAGGCGCTCATATTTCGGTGTCAGTCCCCCACAAAGAGAACCTGCATCGATATAATGAGCCATGTATTTACGGTCAATTTTGCCTGTAACTGCCATAGAAATGTCCTTTCTGCCTATAACTTTTAAAAGGCTGCGTAGGTTAGCGACTATCTCCAATTGATAGCCGGTTAATTGTTATATTTAAGTGATGCAATCACCATTTTTCCCAGTCATATTCGTATTTGACTGTGATCGGGAGCAACCAGTCCTGTACTCCATTCTCCTGTGGCTCTGTACCGTAGGAATTATCCCTGGTAATTCGTTTTATCACTCGTCCTCTGGAAAGCTCTGGAAAAGCGGGTAAGCGCGTCTCAGCGCCATCTACTGTGACTGGTTCACGGCAAATCCACTTTCCAAGGTTATCAAGGAACTTCTGAACAGAGAGCTTCTGTCGTTCCTTTTCGGAAGCGGTACGATATACCACGATAAACGGATACTGGCACACCTGATGCATCGTTCCGCATACATCCTCTTTTTCTGAATAGATTAATGCTCCTGTATCCGCAAAGAATGAAACACCGCTGTCAGTTCCAAGTTCCTCATATTTGATTGTTTCGTTTTCATACAACCCCGGATACTGATTCAGAAGTGCTTTCATGGCTTCTGTTAGAATCTCGTATCCTTCTGCGTCCTTGCCGATCGGTTTATCCGCCATATTGCATCCTACTTTCCTAATATTTCAAAATGTGGTATCAGTGTATACGGACCGCCCACACTGGTAATCTTAAACACGTTATCCTTGTTCTCGTTCATGTACTGATAGAATCCACTCCGATAATCACCATCAGATACCGTTCCACCAGTCCACTCACCTTCCCAGAAGAACGACTCATCTGAGAATGTGATGGTATCCTCCAGAGCGTTGTTAATCTGCTGTTTCCACTCTTTAGGTTGCAACCATGGAAGAATCTTGCCGTCTTTATCAGTAATGGTTATATCGCCGTTCTGGACGATATATCGGACGTGCAGCTGCGCATTGTCTGTTGCATCTGGTCCGTACTTCCTGAGTATTGCTCCCTTGTCCGTAATGAGATCAACGCCGGATAAAACATGAGGATACCAGTACGCATCTCCAGTTGTTTTGCTTTCATAATAGTTGAAAACTGTTACTGTTTTGCTATACATGATACCCTCCTATCCCTCACATATTGCTTTTGAAAATCTATCAGAGAATGATTTTATTCGGACAATATTACCTTTGCACTCTTCTGGCATTTTCCCGTAAAAGATAATGCTTTCTGGGTGTAACTTCTCAATCATGGCATTGTAACCAGAAAGAAACAGTTCTTTCTTTTTCTTTCCATTCATGCAACCAACAGAAGATACTGCAACCGTTCCGCCCTCTGGTTCTCCATCGAAACACCAATCGTAAGAATCCGGTGTGCTCCATGATATTGTCGGAATCACCTTGCAACCATATTCTTGCAGATATGCGCCTATCCAATGCTTGCGATAATGGTTGTATATCTGGATAGCTTTAGGGAAATCGGTGTAAGTGCTGAAATCCGGTGTCAGAACGTACAGGAATTTGCTCAACTTGTCCACGTACCTGTCTGGATTTCTCCATAGCGCGTCAAATTGGTAGTCATCCAAGAAGAAATGAACCGCTTTCCCTTCTGGATTACTGCATTTCCCTCTTGCATAATTGAAGCCAATGAACTCACATTCCCCTTCGAATGTTTCCGGGTATATCTGCGGTATGCCGTATTCACCAACGCCGGGAAAGATACGGCGGTTTAGATTTTCGTAGGCCATACTGGTTAATTTGTTTGCCATATTATAATTTCTTTCCTGTTTTCCAGTTGATTCCTCGTTTCTTCAATGCTCTACGTGCCGCCTGAACTGATGGGTTATCTTCATGGCCTCTTGCAGTCTTGATAAGCTTATCGTATTTCCCAGGGGCTTTTATCGTTCCTGCCGCTATCTTTGAATTGTATTCTTTTATAGCGGCGTTTCTTTTATTAGAATAATCATTTCTCGCTTTTTCAGCATCTTTTAGAAATTGTTTGTTCTGCCGAGATGTCATTCCGTGCGGGATTCGCATTTTATCAACCATGTAATCACTTATAGGAGAAGATAAACCACGCTCTCCCAAATACTCATCAAGGGATTGTGTTTTTATCATTCCGCTACTTCCGCCACGTCCGCCCATAAAATCACTCTTTCTTATTCAGCTTATCCACATCAACCTTGGACGTTCGTTTCCATAATTCCGTAATCTTCTCCCATCCGAACATGGAAATAAATGCCACAATAAATCCAGCCATGATAGCTGCTAAAATCATATACCACAAGATTGTCATGTGGATATACTGCATATACGCTACAAAAGCGGCTACAGTAATTCCGATTGACAGTACAAGCACCAGTGCATCTGTCGGAATTTTCGACAGGAACCCAACATTTTTAATCACCTGTGTAATCACAGACACGCAAAACGCTAAAACACTGATTACTGCCAGAATCAGTGTTACATTTGTAAATAATGCTTCCATCTTTAGCCCTCCGTATAATCTTCAATAATGGTCTCAATGCCATATTCGATGGCGCAAGTGTTCTCAATCTTGCACCCTCTGGCTTCGTCCCAGCCTTTAGCAAAATACGCCACATCAGCTTCTGCCAGAAGTTTAATGGATTCACCAATATACCAGAGTGGCTTTGCGTCAACTGGTGCTGACTGGAAGAAAGAATCAATTACTTCTACAGGCTCGCCAACCTGTTTTTCTGCGCTTTTGATTGCCTTTTCTCTTACTGCAAGGATTTCCTCGTCTGTCTTTCCCCTCATTGGCTGAGAAATAAATAACTTTTTCATTATTTTTTCACCTCAATTTCTTGCAATAGAAGCATTTGCCCACATGATGGATTCCTCAAGTTTTGTCATAGCAAGAGATTTCTCTCTACTATTCGGGCAAATACCATCAATCAAATACGCCAGTTCTTTTCCTTTTGCTCTGACTTCTTCATATTTTTCTGCCTGCCCGTCTTTCGGGCTATGGTACATAAAGTTGTTCTCAATCTGATTATTCATGTTCACACTCCTGCATACAATACTGGTATTCCATCATCTGTCCTTACTCCCATCAGAAGCGGTAAAGCTGTCCTATAAAGTAAGTCGTTCGTTTTCTTCACATCTCCGGCGGCGGCATACACCGAACTCCACTCTTTTGCGCCGGCGCAAATTTGCTGTGGCGTTGCATAAGAGATGGATTCACTTCCAGAGGATTTGCTGATCACAATTCCTGTATCATTATCGCCACTTACTGCTGAAGCTGTGTGTACCAGGCGTATATTCCCATCACCGTCAGTTACAAGCCCATATTCCCCAGATCTGGTTGATACAGATGAGCCGTTCATGGTGGCGTAGGAAGTTGCATTTTTTTCCGCAAGTTCTAACTGATACATAAGTTCAGCCAATGAACAGACCGCCTTTTTGATGCGTTTCTGTGAGCGTTCATTTGTCGGCAGTCCGTCCACCAACCTGTCGGATGTCATCAAATCCACAAAATCACTGGCTCTTTCTGCCAGTCGTGGAAAGTCGGTTTCTGGCACAACTGAACCGAAATATGAAGTTGTGTAAAATTCATAGTCTGTATAAGCCATGCCAGTTACCTCCTAGCCGATCATCATTTTGCTGTTACGGTTGCGTGTCCGGCGCTCAGCGCTTTATAGGTACTGTCGCACTCAACCACTGTGATTACCTGCCCTGTTGTTGCGGTAATGTCAGATTCTCCATCCCACGCACTCCAGTTCTTTACATTCTGTCCGTAGTCTACGGAAGTCTCAGATGATGCAACTTTGTATTTGTATACATTTCCTGCGCTTAACTTTGCCGGAGTAACAGTCACTTTTGTATCTCCGTTCTTACTTCCTGCTGCGGAGTTTACAGTAAGAGTTCCAAGCGTCTGAGTTGTGTTGATAGTTCCGACAGCAATAGCATCAATGTATTCTGCAAAGAGGGTAAGTCCCATGATTGCGAATGCCTCTGAAACTGCTGTATGGTAATTGCCCTGTGTATGGAATCCGATCAGATTCGTTTCACCGGATACAGTGTATACAAGGCCTGCCTTTGCGAAATCAGATTCGTTCGGATCTACATAGTAAAGGACGATATTCTCAACAGGTGTGGCAATAACTGTTCCTCTTGGAATCTCACTGTCAGATAACAGGAAGATTGTGTTGAATCCCAGGAAGTCTTTCACATACTGGAAGCCGAACTTGTTCTGAATGGAAATCTCAGCTGCTCCGATATACTCGTACACGTCCAGAATATTTACAAACCCAACAACGCCAGTTACATTTCTGTGCATTTGTTTGAATTTGTTTTCTACACGACCTTTAGCCATTGCCAGAGCCATCTGGAAAGTGATTTCCGTGAATGAGAGAGTACCTGTTTTCAGATAGTTGTAAAATCTTTCAGTAACATTGTTCTGAAGCTGGAAGAGGAATTCATCATCGGTCATCTGAACAGCGTTCTCGTAACCGTGATCTTTGATTGCTTCGATAGATACAGCCTTTGCGTATTTCTCGATAGTCATTTCTGCATAGGGTTTTTCTTTTACAACGAATTTGCTATAAGGGATTTCCTCACCTTCACCAACATTTCCGTTCTGTAATGTACCCTCTACATATTTTGATTTAAGAACCGCTCCGGGCGTCTTTTTGATTGGACGCATGATACCAAGGATTTCACGTAAGTGTTCCCAGTTTCTTTCGAATCTGGTAACAAAGTCAATCTCACGTGCCTTTACCTGAATATCATTAGTCATAATAAGATTAGCTTTTGCTGCCATATAAAAAATCCTTTCTACCCATAATTGTTAAGGTATTGGGTTAGCGGCTATACTCTGGCGTATAGTCGGTGTAAAAAAATCACTGGAATAACTGGATATTCTGAGCAATTGCAGCCTGTCTCTCAGACGGGTCTTTGATTTCTTCGATATCTTTCTTTGTCATGCTTCCCGGTGTCTTCTGCTGCCCAACATGAGTGGTAAATCTTGCCTGATTCTGCTGAGCCTGCTGCTGAGATTCATCTACAAAAGCGGATGCGTCAGACTGTTTCATCTGCTCAATCAGATCATTTAATCCAAGGATTTTACCGTCTTTCAGTTTTAATCCGGCTTCTTTAATGTCTGCCATAACAGACTTCTTTGCAGCCTCACTGGAAAATTTAACATCATCAAGTGCTGTTTTAAGTGCGTCTGAGAAATCGCGGTCATAGATCTTCGCATTGAATTCTTTCTCTGCGTCCTCAGCCTTCTTCTTCCATCCAGCAAGCTCTGTCTGAATGTTTGCCGGGTCGATACCGTCAAAACCTTTTAAGGTTTCTTCCGCTGTCTCAGCACGTTCTTTCCAGTCATCTCGCTCTCCCTCGACTTTTGACAGGGTTTTTTCAACTTCTTTTGCATTCTTATAATGCTCGGAGAGTGCTTTCTTCACATCTGCCTTTTTGTCTTCCGGAATTTCGATTCCAAATGATTTTAATGTGTCAATAAGTTTCTGCATATATATCCTCCTGGTCGTGTTTATTGACCTGCCGCCGCAGGTAAATGGATTAAGCCAGTTAGACCACTGGCAAGGTAATGAAATAGGCGGAATCGAACCGCCGACACGCACCCTATGCGGATGTTGCTCTACCAACTGCGCTATATTTCACTGCGCTTTTCGAACTGCCCAACAGTTAACAGGATAAGCGTTAACCTTTTCAACATGTTGAATCATGGGAAAGATAGGAATTGAACCTATAATGTTTACCACGAGGGAACGGTTTTACAGACCGCCGCAACACTGCCAATAGTTGCCACTTTCCCAGAAGACACCTTTTCGGGACTATTTGGATTAAATTCCAGTCCACAGGATAAGGATAAACCTATAATCGGAATGGCAGGAATCGAACCTGCGGCACATAGCTTATAAGGCTACTGCTCTACCACTGAGCTACATTCCATTAACCCGGATTCCCGGGTTAGCAAGGTATTTATCGTGTTATGCCTGCCACTATCCGACTTTCGCGGAAATTTTGTTTAATTTACGAGGAGGTGTTACCACCAGTCACGATGGTAAATGAATGTGCCGGAAATTGCATCCGCTTTTCAACCTCCAGATTCCGCTCGAATCTGTTTCTATTAAGGGCACATCCACAAAAAAGAAAGGAGGACATGAAACGAAAAAGAAAGCAAAAACTTCTAATCAGCAAGCCCTACAAGGTTCACCATGCCTTGCAAGATTATAGTATCACATTCCGCAAAAAAAGTTGTCCCCACATTTAACAAAATCAAAGCATATTTCTTAATTTCTCAACGTATCTTTTAACAAGGTCACGCTCTTCCCGGCACTCTGCATCCTTGGACATGTCGCTCATTTCTGTAGTGAGTTCGTCAAGGTGTTCTTCCAATGCAGCGAGCATCTTTCTTTTACAGTCTTCAGACTTGCCGGAACGATAGTTCTGCTTCTGTGTCATATAGTCACTGTAAGTATCTCGCCCATCAGATCGGCTGTAATTTTCTCTTCCGGTTCCGTAGTTGCGACTTTCATCGCCGTAAGAGCTTCCACGATCATAATCCGGGTACATCATTCTTCCATCGCTGCGGCTGTATCTCCCCATGCTGTCGCGTTTTCTTCCGCGTTCGCTGTAATCATCATTGTATCCGCCTCGCATCTCATCAAGGACAGCGTTGTAATACTCCACCTTTTTATCCCAGTACTGGGTATTCTTGATATCTTTGTACATATCAATGAGCTTATAAGTCATTTCCAGATTTCCGGTGGTCAGCCCGCTGTCTGCGATTTTTGAAAGCTCGTCCTCTATTCTTGTGCATAAATCCTTAATATCTCTCATAACTGCACCTCCTACGCTTCTCTAGTCACGACAATATTTGCGTTCGCAACAGAAACAGCCTGTTCGCTTGTGTTTTCTACTGCGATATTAACACAACATCCACGAGGTACATCAATATAGATGCCAGAGGACACATTGTTGTACTGGTCTACTGCTGCCGGCGTGGAAATCATCTGAGAAGAAAGAACCGGTTCGCCAGAGATTGCAATAGCCAGAGAAATAGCTCCGACAGTACCGCCTGTTGGAATTGCGATATTGCCAGAAAAATCCACAAAGAATCTCGCTTTGCACTGGTTAGTCAGTCCTCTCAGAGTGATGATTCCGCTTCCTTCTCTGTGCTGAATGCAGTTAGAACCTTTAACTGCTGTGTTTGAAAATACTACGTTTCCATTTGCTGCTACAGTCTGAGCAGCTACATTTGTAAATTCTGCCATAAAAATACTCCTTTCATATCACAAAAGGACAGGTCTCAGCCTGCCCCTCTGTGTAATACGGCATAAGCCGACATTCGAATCAATCGAAAGATACTCTCGATATGAAGTTATCAGCAATTACATCCGGTGTTGCATCCGCATCCGTAATATGTGTTCGGGTTTGGAACCTGATATGCCGGAATCGGTGCTGGATTAATCGCATTAATAAGCTGCTGTGTCTGAGAAGCCATTGCAGTTGTGAGAAGTGCGCTCTGGCGATCCTGAGAAGCAGCGCGTCTGAGATCATTGTTTTCAGCCTGGAGAGAAGAAATCTTCTCGTTGCACAGGTAATCGAGGATTGCCCTTGTTCCAGCATTCTGGCTGTCGATAATGTCTCTAGTGTTGTTGTTCATGGTGTTCTGGAGTGCGCAGGTATTCTGAGCCATGTTGTAGTTTATGCCCTGGATTGCTTCTCTGGTTTCGCAGCAGCAGTTTGCAAGCTGTGCCTGGAGTGCATTGGTATTCTGCATATTTGCTACAGTGTCAGCGTTAATAGCCTGCTGAATGCCAAAGCCGGTCTGCATAATGTTTGTGTTGATTCCGTTAAATCCGGTAAGCATACCGTTATTCATGGCATAGAAGCCATCACACAGGCCGCTATTGATTCCGTCAAGCTTGCTAATCACAGCGGAATTGTCGAATCCTCTCTGAATGTCTGCCTGAGTAGCTGCCGTGGCTGCATATCCGCCGCCGTTTCCATTATTGCCCCAGCCATTGTTTCCCCATCCGAAGAAAGCAAAAATGAATAAAACAATAATCCACCAGCTACCATCTCCACCAAACATGCCGTCATTATTTCTACCATTTCCAGTAGCAGCGGCAATATCTGCTAAGCTATAATTTCCATCCATAATATAATCTCCTTTTTGTGTATTTACATCAATCTGGCCAGATTGTAATGTACTATTTCATTCCTTTCAGCAGATTCTGAAACTGCCCTGCCATCTGCTGAACTTGGTTAAGCTGCTGTTGAGAAATCTTTCCAGACTGCAACATTTTCTGGACTTCTTCTTTTGGGTTTCCTTTGTAATTCTGTTTAAATTGCATGAATTGTTGTATCATCTGCATTGGTCCATTTCCCTGCGGCATCCCACCGCCAAGTGCGTTAAATAATGGATTACTCATCTGCATTTCCTCCCTTGTTTGCTGATTCCTGTACGGCATTAGCCCTAACAGGCTCAGGAAATGAATTTAATCGGTTTATGATAGCTTCGTATTTGCCCTTTAAATCGTCGTATTCCTGCCTGGTGACATATTTAATGTCCATGTTCTGAACAGGCTGTTTAGGCGGCATCTGAGAGCCTACTTCATGATACTCAAACGTCCGTAACGGCTGTGGCATACCAGAAACGTCTGTGGATTTTATGTAGAACTTTTCGCTTTCACTGTCCATCAGCAAAACACTTGTCCCGGGTGCTACCAGATAGGATTTTGCGCCGACTTCGCCTGATACCCACAGGATACCGCTATTATTTTGCTGTGGTTGCTGTACTGGTTGAGCTGGCATCTGGACAGACTGTTGCTGGAACTGATTCATCTGTCCCGGAACGCCAAAACTGTATTGATAAGGATTGTTGTATAATGCCATCTTATGCACCGCCTTTCTGATTATATTTTTGCATGGAAATCAATTTCAAAACAGTTCAAAAAAGTGTCAAAAAAGTATTGACATATCACCCAATGAGTGATATTATAATATCAGAAAGAGGAAATGAAAGCATTTAGGAGGTAAGCACTATGAAGTATAACAAGTCAGAAATCATGAAAAACGCATGGAGAATCGTAAGACAGTGTAAATGCACTATTTCTGTAGCACTTAAAAGAGCATGGGAAAAAGCTAAAGAAGATCTCAAGCTCGCAAAGCTTGGCAAATATTTCAATGCTTTCCTTGATGGATGCGAAGTTCTTTTTAACCTTGGAGACGGAATTGTTTCCGGTGATACATTCCATTGTAGAAAAACATTGAAAGATTTTGGTCTTAAATGGAATCCATATGAAAAATATTGGTTTGGTAAACCAGAAGATGTTGAGGATATTGTAAGATATCGTGTTTTATAAAAAGGAGGAGCGAATGGAAATAAAAGAATTAAGAATGCTTTCCGGATTAAGCCAGCAGGCTTTTTCCGATAAGTACAAAATTCCCAAAAGAAGCATAGAGAACTGGGAGAGCGGCAAGCGAACTCCGCCAGAATATGTTATTAGTTTGCTTGAGAGAGCTGTGAAAGAAGATATTAAAAAAATTGAAGAAGAGAGAGGTAAAACAGATGAAGAAATATGAATTTAGCGAACATGAATTAACATCAAATGCATTTGCTGTTTACAGCGATAGCAGCTTTACATTCTGGACGGATGAAGACGGTACCTTTTACAGAAGTGACAATCCATACAGTGAGAAGGTAGAATGCGGAACCATTGAAGATGTAAACGAATTTCTTGAGATATTCGCATAGGTACAGATCAGGAGGAAAATATCATGAAAATTAAAATCTATTGCAATTACGGAGTGCTTGGAGCGGAAAAAAGAAAGAAATACACTTTTGGAGCACCACATGCAACGGGTGATTGCTGGGAAGAAATGACAGTAGAAACACCAGAAGGATGGGAGCCTTTTAAAAACGATATGGGCAAGTTAATGGTAAAAACTCCATGGGGTTGGGACTACGAAATAAACGAAGTTTTACAAGGTGACGAAAAGCCATGTTTTTATGCACTTGATAAGAACATGAATGGACATAGAAAATATTTAAAGATTGTAGAATAAACAAATAAAAAGGGTATTCACACTAAATTATAAAATGTGAATACCTTTTTTATTAAAAAAAATACTAATGTTTCAATCCCTGTCCCAGTAGATCGCCACTGAGAACCACTCTCGGGAGCAACCACCCGGAGCGACTAAAATTATAATATCACGGATTGTTATATTTATCAATACAAAAATAAAGCCCTGGAAGTTAATCCATGGGCTTTTATCGTATCAGCATACTTTAATTATTTTATTATTCACTCTCCGGCTCAATCGTTTCGCCGTGGATATACTCACATTCATCTGTTCAGCGCAGTATTCGAGTGTATATTCCTTACATCTCAGCCGGAACAATCTTTCTTCGTCCGGTGTGAAATTACACTCTATCAAGAATCTGTCTATATCTTTCTTTGTGAATACATATAACTTCATGAGCATGCCCCTTATTAATGCAATTAACGCTGATTCTGTGCAAGATAATTTGTAAGCTTCTGTTTTGTTTTTTTTAATTCTTCCACATTGTTTCCACTGATCTGACTGTCCAGCATGGTCGAGAGTACTTCAAGAATTAAAGAATCCCTTTCAGCAATCCTTTGAAGACTTTCGTAGTCTCGCTTATCATGTTCTTCCAGTGTCTCAACTCGCTTGTTGAGTCGGAATGCCGGAGCAATCCACTTAAGGATTACAGCTGCTGCCCCTCCAAAAATTGATATTCCTCCGCAGACTGAAAGAAAAAATTGAATAAATTCCTGTATGCTCATTTTTATAAGCTCCTTTCCCAGTAATATACCGGGACTTCATTTCCGGAATCCCATGTATCATAATATTTTCCGTCTTGTACCGTCACCACATGGCCATCTATGCAGAGAATGTACGTGCCGATCGGATGATCTGCACAGAAGTCATTCACCGTATAGATATACCGCTCCGACTGCTCCACTAGCTTTCTATGGAATCCTTGCTTTGCCAGGTATGAACCCCATACGTAATTTGCACTTGGCATATCGGATAAGGCACACGCTTGTACCATCAATCCGGTAAACACCGTTTCCCAGTCAAGGTCTAAAGCCTTACATATCGCCCGGACAGCACAGTCGCCTACACGCTGTCCTCTTACCGGATTTGGATTGAAACACACCCATCTGTCCATAGTTACCTCACTTTGCTCTCATAAATCTTTTTGCCCCGGCATTTGCCCTGGACTGCTGCTTATATCCAAAGTCTGCCACCTTATTTCGGTAATATTGTGCTGCAAGATTGTTTTCCTCGCAGAATTTATTATACTCCTTATTCTGTTCAGTCAGTTTAAAAGCCATTCGATCATATTCCGATCTTAGTTTTTCTTTTTCAGATTCTGGTACATCGTCTGAGTTGATTTCTTCATTCTTCATTATCAACTTTCTTTTAGTCGCTCTAATAGAACGCTCCATTGCTCGCTGCTTCTGGGTATCTTCATAGATCTTTTTATTTTCTTCAGAATCCATCTTGTGTTCATCCGCCCAGGGATTCCGTAATCCTTTCGCCCATGGTTGGTGAGAGTGACGGCAGTTATATCCATGCAGTCCATGCAGATCCACAACGGTTCCCTGTCCGGTCTTCGGACTTATATCATATCCAGTGCTTTCCAAAAGATTAGGATATCCCGGTTCCGATCCAACTATTGAGTAAGGCTTTCCCTGCCAGGATGAATGATCTCCGCAAGGCGGCTGTCCTTTCTGTGCTGTTCTGGCTCCCAGATGGGCTGATACGAGGACGTAATTTGTCTTTGCCTGCACAATGTACTGATTAGTGATCTGCGCCGCTGTCTGGTTCATACTTGTTACCACGCAGCACCTCACAGCTGCTTCAAGGGTTCTTTTTGCACCGCTTGTTGGATAATCCACCATAATTCCTTTTTTGGCATAGTTGTCCAACACATCACAAATTGCAGAGGTGTAAGATTGCACACCGGAAGTAACACGAATTTCAGCTTTGTCCAGCAGATTAATCAGATCACGCTGAGATTGATTTATGGTAGTCCTACTCAGGTTACTAAGCTCTCCCAATGTCTTTTTAAACTCTGCATCCATCACCGCTATAACTTCTGGATTTTCCAACGGCGGACTTATATTCTCATCAATCCCTAAAAGGATATCTTTATCATTATCCCAAGATGTCATCACAGCATTTTGCAGGATCCGTCTAAGTTCTGGCTGTGTCATTTTTGTAAGCTTCTGCAGTTTCTGTTCAATGGCAGCTCTGCTTTCTCCCATTTGCGTGAGTTTCCAGATAAGCCGATCAGCTGTGGCAGTCATTTTGCCAGTCTGGAGAATACGCCTGGAAATATCCGTCATTATAAAATCTTCCAATTTCTGATAGATCGAAAGGATCCTTTTTTCTTTTCCGTGGAAATACTCTGGTGGAAGCATTATTTACCACCTGCCGTTTCTTTTACAAGCCGCACCCAATCAGATAGATGTTCCTGCTTAGCACGATCAAACCAGTGATCGGACGTTCCTGGTGTATGGTATTGTAATCTTCTCCCTGTGGGTGATTTTTTAGGTGGAGATGTCCATCCGATAATATTGCCTTGTGCATCCTTGAGCGGAATATTCGGACCATATACCTCGCCCGTGTACAGATAATGAGCGTAAGGAGTATTATATTCAATCTCGCCACCGTCAATTCCCTGCGGGTATCTTACGCTACTTCTCAATGCTCCTTGCTGGAAAGGTACATAAGGCTCGCAGTCCGCTACAATCTGCATATTCAGTTTAGTTTGCGCTTCTTTCAAATTGCCATCAATCCGCTTTGTATCGAATTTGATATGTACATTTCCAACATGATTATTAATCTTCATAGGCTATTCATCCCCAAATAATCCACTTGCTTTGTTTTCCTTATTCGCTTCTTCTGCGAGAGCTTTCGCGTCCTCTTCGCTAAATCCTTCAAATTTTACCAGATAGTACCAGAACGGAATCTTGCCAGTGGTCACATACTGCCACCATCTTGCGCGGTCGTTTTCTCTGACATAGAGAATATCTCCAAAATCATAATTGACTTCATAAGCTCCGACAGGTGCAAGTCCGTACAGGTCAGCGTAAACGTTCAGTGCGTAAATAACTTCGTTCAGACAGGATTCCAGTTTATCTCGAACGTCTTTGACGAACTGCACTGTTCTCTGCTGTTCTGCTTCTACTCCTGTAGCTGTCTGAATGCCGCTAGATTCATTAAAAACGAAATACCCGTTGGAGAATCCAATCTTGTACCCTAACTGGCTTAAAATGGCGTTTATGCCGCTTATACGAGTATCTGTGTTGAGCTGTGGATTGATTTCTTGATAAAATTCTTTCTCGTCCTGTCCGAATACATTCTTGACAAAGTGCGGTAAGTTCATCTCATTACGTCTGTTCTCCATGCCCTGTGGCGACATGGCTGCTACAGGTGTACCGCTTGGCATCAGCAATCTGTCATCTGCCAGAACTATCTTCTGCGAATCAAAAATTTCTCCGGCATTTCTGCTATATGCAATGTCAAGGTCTTTCAGCTCTTCGATAGCTTCTGCGAATATTGGAAGTCCAAGTGGTGTACTGATATCCACATTGTTCGCCTGCGGTGTCCGCAGTACTCCGTACAATGGTCCGTCCAGTTTCTCATCGTTTGCTTTGAGAATCGGCGGTGTATCTGCCATGAGGTCAGCCCATTTGGTCTGTTTAAGGTCGATCTTATCACCAATTGACTGAGGGGATTTTGATACATAGGCTCTGTTAGAAACATAATACGGATAGGTTGTCGCTCCGTCCACTATTGTCTCAACAAATCTGTGATATTCAAGCCGTGTATAGTATTTCCGTCCAACAGTATAAGAATCCTTAAATATAATCCCTTTGATTTCCTGATTATCGTAATCCACAATCATCACGTCTGCCGGAGTGAATACGTCAAGGCTCTCACCGTTCGGTTTGATAAATACTGTTCCGTAAGCGCATCCGTATTCTACCCAGTGCCGGATCTGGAAATATACTTTATCTATCTGCTCCTGCAACCATGCTGCCCTTGCAGAACCATCAATCTGAATGCCGATCGCCAATGTTGCAAGTCTGGCAGTCTCAGAACACACAGATTTAGCAAAATTAATCGTCTTGATGTTATTCTTATCATCTAACCAGTATGGAACGCCTCGATATATGTTTGCACATTTATTAATTAACGATTCCATCTCTGGGAACTCTGCTGCCTGGATATTAAAGTCCTCTTCGGCTTGTTTTTTGAAAATCATGTTAAACCACCTTTTTAGTGTTGTTATAAGTCCCATTTAATCTACCTTTTAAAATCCATCCATCTTACAGAAGTATCTCGCACAATAATGTCTTCATATTCTACAACTTTTAAGATTTCGTTAATGTCAGATGATCCATATATTTTTAAACCGATGCTTAAGAATTTATTTATTTTATCTGAAAAGTACCTATCTAACATTTTATGCACTGTTGCCCCTTCTTCTCCATAATGATTCTGTTGCATATCTACTCGCATCAATCAAATGGTTATCTTTGTCTGGATAACCACTAATGATATTTCCATCCTTATCCCTTTCATACTCATATTTTTTAAACTCCTTTCTTGCGTTCGGAGTTCTGGCAGGATCAAATACAAGTTTTCGTCTCTGCAGCCACTTCATAGAGTATTCAATGCTTCCAGGTCCCTTGATTGCCGCTTTTGCAGGTAATCCGAAGTCTCTGTAATCATTTACCGACTTAGGCTCTGCACTATCACTTGTGATCGTGTAATCATCATATCCGCGCCGCTTAATTTCATTTGCAGTCCATTCATTTGATTTTTTATTCTCGTATATCTCATCAATGAAATATATCGTTTCCCTGGCAGAATCGTAATGTAAGCGTATAAATCCATACTGATCAGGGAACCAGCCCCAGTCATTACCCTGATAGATTCTATCAAAGTGACTAACTTCTTCATCTGTGATGGTTCTTTCTTCTATAAAGTCAAATACATTTCCACCATTTCCATTCGCTACCCCGAGATATTCGTTCTCGTAGGCAGCCGGATTAGTTTCTTTCAAATGTTCTGCGTCTGCCAGGAATATATCTCCAAGCCATTCCTGTTCAATCCCCAAATCAGTGTAGGTGCTGTGTACAACCATTGCATTTTCATCTTTTTCTTCTGCTTCTGCTGTGTACTCATTCGCCCAGTTGTTCTTACTTCTCGGCGGATTGAACGATTTAAACTTATATGCTTCGTTACCACCACGAATTGCAGACTGCTGTATATTTCGGATTTCTTCCGGGCCGGCAAATTGATCAAGCTCCTCAAACCAGACAATGCCTATATATCCAAATTCCGGCTTGATGGATTTAATCTTCAACGGATCGTCAGCACCACGAAAGTATATCTTCTGGCCCGTTGGTTTGTATGTGATCTCCATCGGGGATACCTTGCATGCAAATTCCTCATTTAAATCCAATTTATCAATAGCCCACTTCATTTGAGCGTAAACAGAATCCTTGATAGTGTTCCCAACTTTTCTCAGAATCAGCACATGCATATTCGGATTGTTCTTTATCAGTTCCGGAATAATCAGAGATATCGTTGAGGACTTCATGGATCCACGTCCGCCAGGAAGAATATACTCGCTGTGTTTCCTTTCTCTTATATCTCTGATCATCGGATGGAAGACATCTGGGACTAGACTTAGATCTATGTGATATTCTCCCTGCTGCCGAGCTTTTTCTTCTGCAAGTCTCTGTTCTTCTTTTGCTTCTTTGATGGTAAGTATCTTTTCCAGATCACTCATCGATTTCAGCTGATCTGCAAAGTCCGGGTAAAACCCAAAGGAATCTTTCACCTCACCCCTTGCGATCTTAGATCGGCGTTCCTGAATCTCTGCCAGGGACATGATGTCATTACCCTTTTGCTTTTCAATTTCTTCCTGCAGCTTTGCTATATATGCTGTCACCTCAACATTTTTCAACAGCCGCTGCCCTGAAGAGTATGCCGTTTTTTCGCTGTATCCTGCTTTTTTTGCGGCATCAGAGGCATTTCCGCCATTTTTTACGTATTCCTTTGCAAATTGTTCCCGCCTAGGCGTTAATCCCATCTAATCACCTCTGTCTATCCTCATTTTTCCACAGCCTCCCATATTTCTTTCAGGCACTCAACCACATCATACTGGGATGCAGTTCGCAGGATTTCGTAATCACAGTCTTTCCATCCTTTTTTTGTTTGGCGAAAAACAGGAGTTGATATCACAGTGATTGTGATCAATCTTTCTTGCTCCTTGCTGTAGAACTGTGATGTTCCGATTTTTACAATTAATCCCCTGGATAATATTGCTTTTTGTAATTTTTTTATGATTATTTTAAAATTTGCCATGTTTTTTTCTAAAAAAACTGTCCGATATGGTTATATATATAATTATATTACCATACCGGACAGATTAAATTGTCCCCATATTTATATTGATTCTAATTATTATACTTTTCTTTTTTTATCATACCGTAAAACATCGCCATTGATTTTCGCTTATATGCATAAAAGTCATCTCTTTTGATGGGTATATATTTATTTTTCATTATCTTATCGTAGGATTTATTCATTGTTATTGATTCGTACACAAAGTTTTCGATACCTTTCGGGCAGGCATCCCGGCAGCAATTTAAGATATCTTTTTTCTGATCTGTTGTGGCATTTCTGCAGATATCTTTTAATATCTCAACATCTTCCTGGCGTACTCCCCAATCTACGAGCGACTTTTTTCTCGTAAGCATATTATCCCTCCTCTTCTCCTTCATCTGCTGCCAGATCTGCTATCAGCATATTCACTATATCAAGCGCGGATCCTGGCAGCCCCTCTTTGTAAATGGTTTGAGATGTTAAATCTTTTTGGAACTGTTCTAATCTTCTTTTTACTCTGCTTACTCTCACAAGCAAGCCCTGCTCTTCTGCCTTTTCATATTCTCCAAGCTTATTTAATGCCTCAATAACTACTCCACAATTATCTATTGGACAACCTCTGCCATCGCAAAAGCAATCATTATTAGGGTGGCATTTTTTTAAGCAATATGAATCATTATAATCCTCTGTTAATCTCTCCATCATTCCACCTCTTTCAACTTCTCAACTGCCAGCTTCAATGCATCTACAAACATCTGCAATCCGCTCAATAAACTCTCTTACTGTCATTTCTTTCGTCCCGAGAAGTTCTGAGGCTTCGTAGAAAGTGAAATCTGGATTAATATATGCAGCGTAAGTAATATCTTTGTTTGTATAAAGTTTTAAAATATCTGGGAAATGTTGTCTTGGTAATGGTTTACAATTGTCTTTCGAATACCAATGAAATCCCTGCTTCTCAGCTTCTTTGAGAATCATTTCGTTTTCTTCTTTTGTCTTAACCAAGATACATGTATTTCTTAAATCAATCATCTGCATTTCCTCCTGTAATCTCATCAATACACTGATTCCAGCCCTCCACAAAGCCAGCGTCAGATGTATTGGACGGATAATCTCCATTGTCTTTCTCTGGCAAATCCATAAGTGGACACCAATCAGGTCTTGATTTGCTTTCGCAATCATAATGTTCTTCTGTCATCAGAATTGCATCATAATCTAAACAGTCAGCTAATTCACAGCATCCCTCATATTCAAGATTTCCACAATATTCAGTTCCGAACGGGCAGCCATAACAATTTTCTGGCGTGTCAATCACTAATACTGATTTACTCATCTGATTCCTCCTGTAATAATTCTGGATTGTCGAAAATGTTGCCAACTACTTCAAAATGTTCCGTGTCAAACTCATCAAGATATTCTCCATCTGTGCCAGCTTCGTATGCTACAAATCCAGCAAAGTTCCATTTGACAGTTATATATGTCGCATCTTCCGGATAGGATTCGTCCAAATGCGCCATCAGGATGTCGTTTTCCCAAATCTTATTTCCGTTCTTGTCGCAAAGTCCTGTAAACTGGCAGAGGGTTTCTATATCAATTATATTGGTATATACTGTAAACCGATCTGAATCCTTCCGATAAAAAATAATGTCCTTCCCCCCTATGTGATATTGATCTCTTAGGTAATATCCCTCAATCCATTCTCCTGTTTTGATGCTTTTTGCCTTGAAAAGAATCTCTCTCATTCAACTCCACCACCTTCTACGATTTTAATAGCGTAATCTATAGCTCTGTTCCATTCCAAGTCCTCATCCTTTCTCAATGTCCGCTTCTTACCATGCAAAACAGCAGTTCTGTCATGGATCTTTTTCTTGGTCCTTCGCGGCAAGGCAGTGCCACCGCCAGCTTCCAGCGTTCTGTATCAGGATCTATTGGTGTTGGATTCTCAATTTCATCCGTAAGCTCCGCTAAATAGGGGACAGCGACCATCACACCAAAATAATGGGATGATTCTGGAAACTGTTCGTGCATGTGCCTGGCAAATTTCCCGCTGCGTAAATCCGGTAAAATGTCGTTGTAGCACTCCATTGTGGTCACAATGTAATTTTTTTCTCCCAGGAAGTTCAAGCCGTTCCCGCTGTAAACATCTTCTTTGCAGCTCTTTACCTCATAACAGGTAAATATGCCTTTTTCTATCCCAGATATGGAGCACTGATCAGCCGGAGAAAATTGCATGTAGTCAACTCTTTTCGCTTCTCGTCCCCAAGGATCAATACTTACCTCGCTGGCCCAGTGCTTCCCAGCTCCGCTGAAACGTGTATTTATAAGCAACTGTCCAAGGAATTTTGTTGTTTCCGCCCTTGTCATTTTTACCTCACCTTGTTCTTAAAAACTTTGCCAACATGGTCTCTCGCCAAGTTGCCATATTATCCTGCTGCCACTTATTGCATATATTATCATCCTGTATCCAGATTCCTTTGCAGTCACACAGGAGATTATCGTTATATCTACATGTCTTGCAGGTTCGATTCTTCATTGCTCCACCTCCTTCACAAATGCCATCCAATGTGTTTTCCCCTGTTTGCCGGATCTATTGC